AATTAGGAATAGTTTGCACATTACCTGTCCAAACCACACTGCCTATAACACCTTTTTCAATTATTTGAGCAACACTGTTTAAAACGTAAACATCATAATTTATACCTGTTGTACCTAACACAGCGTCAGTGTCTTTTCTTGTGGCAACACTTGTGTCTACAGAACCATCTGCATTGGTAGTGATACTTGCTTTGATATCAAAATCATTTCCGTCTTGATATGCATTAAGTTCAGGCATTGTTTGACTCAAATCTACATTGCCTGTTTTTTCGTTGAAAATACTTGTGATAATATGAGTAATCACTCCTAGTTTTTTAACTTTGGTTGGTGGTGATATGTATATAGGTGTTGTAAATCCTAATGTTGCAACATCAACTTCTGTTTCTGTGCCTAGTGGAATTGTTCTTGATGAAAAACCAATATTTGCTAATTCAACAACACTCAAACTGGTCCAGTCAACATAATTGTCTGTGGTTTGAATCTCAAGTGATGGATTAAACAACATCATTATCTGTTCCATTATTTGCAATTTTTGTTCTGTGTTGGATGTCCAAATATCTGCATTCAATGATAATGTGTAAGGAGTAGGCATCAATCTTTCAACAGTAACATTTTTACCTTGTTCGTTCAAGTATTCATTGTTGTTGCTGTCAAATGCTCTTTCTCTAATATGAATTTTACTCACAAAACTTGCATCTGCTAAACGTGTTCTGTCCATTTCTAATGCAGTAACATATATTCCCATTCTTGGAACAGACGGTAATTTGTTTTCTGAGTTGTCTCTTATGATGTGACTCACCTGTCTAGAAATATCTCCATACATAACAGGTATAGTTTTCAATCCACCATCACCATCTTTGTAAGAAAAATTACTCATCAATCTAATTATTTGTGTGATATATCTTCTAATTTGTCCGTCGTAAAAAAATTGCATTAATTATCCGCCTTTGGTTTTAGTGCTTTTGATAAACTCTGTCTTTCAGTAACTGATTCACCAGCAATTGTTGAAGTTTTAGTATTGTTAACAAACGTACCTTTTTGTGTGTTTCTTGTATCAGTGTTAGTCAATGTCATGCGTACATTATCTTCCATTTTTACCCAACGTCCACCGTTGTATCTAAACAGTCTGTTTGGTAAAAAATCTGTACGTAAAAAATAATCTCCTGTGTCCGATGTGCCTGGAAAACTGATACCAAATCCAAACTGTTCTCCATTGGGTGGAATGCCATCACCTAACAAATATCCATCATAACCTTCTTTGCTAGGAGTTTGATTTACTCTGTCCGCTAATGTGTTTTGAGTAGATGTGTCTAGTGTTGATGTATCAGTTGTGACCAATTCTGGTTTTCCTTTATCATCCACTTGCAGTGTATAAAAATGTGCTATATCATATCCTGACTTAGGTGCATCTGCTTCTGCTTGTTGAGTGACTGCATTATTGATTTGCATTTCTTGTTCGTATGTAGATAATACATCTCGCAATGTCTTACCATCACCTGCACCTGCATCTTTGTTTAATATTTCTTTAAATTCTTGTGAGTCATATATTTGTTTCAGTTTAACTCTGTATAGGTGTGGATACCAAGTTTGTGAAAATCCTTCTGCCGCTCTGCTGACATCTTCCACAACATAAAATCTTTTAAGTGCCACACTGAAATCATTCAGTGCATATTCATCTTTCAAATGAGGTAATTCAAACACATCACCTGGCATAACTTTTCTGCCCAATGTTTTAACACTGCTGGTGATTGGAATGGTCATAAACAATGTGTCATTCTGTAAAAATAGTCCAAATTGACTCATGTCAAAATCAATATCTTGCACATTGTATATGCCTCTTAAACTGTACACATCTTGACTGTATTTTCTGTCTCTGTTTTCAAGGAACAACATGTCTTGTATGTTGGTTTCTTTGACAGCATCATATCTAGGCTCTGCTGGAGTGGCATCTGCTTCATCAGGATTTTTAGGTCCTAGGTATTTGTGTACAAATACATCGGTTCCACCCACAGTGAACATTTCCACCACTGTTTTGTCTAAGAATGTGTAGTCGTTCCCTTTTTCTGGTTTATAAAGACTTAATCTCGGCATATACATATATTTATCGGACGATAAATATGTATGAGGAAAACTGTATGAGTGATTTAAGCACACAAAAACAAGAAGTATTTGACTACGTTCACACTAGCCTAGGTGGCGGTATGGTAGACGTAGAATTAGACCCTGTACACTATGAAACAGCATTAACTGATGCATTAGACAGATTTCGCCAGAGATCTGATAATTCTGTTGAAGAAAGTTATATGTTTCTGCCTTTAGTGAAGGATCAAAACGATTATACACTTCCAAACGAGGTGATAGAAGTTAGACAAATCTACAGAAGATCAATAGGTTCAAGATCAGGCGGTGGAGATGGTGGTACATTGTTCGAACCATTCAATATGGCATACACAAACACATACCTATTAGCAAGTTCTAACATGGGTGGTGTAGCAACATACAATATGTTTGCTCAATATCAAGAATTGGTTGGAAGAATGTTTGGTTCTTTCATAGAATTTAAATGGAACACAACAACCAAAAATTTAACAATACTTCAAAGACCAAGACAAGGTGAAGAAGTATTACTAGAGGCTTACAATTACAGACCAGATTCAGAATTGCTTAAAGATTATTTGGCAAAAAAATGGTTAAAGGATTATACACTTGCCAAATGCAAATACATGCTGGGTGAAGCCAGAAGCAAATTCAACACAATAGCAGGTCCACAAGGTGGAACATCACTAAATGGTGATGCATTAAAACAAGAAGCCATAGCAGAAATGGAAAGACTCGAAATAGAAGTCAAAACACAAACTGGTGGTGGTCAAGGATATTCCTTCGCAATTGGTTAAATCTTAGTTGACAATCAACTAAACATATAGTAATATACACTATATGAAACATCAAGTTACTCCATTATTTTCAGTACCATTATACAAAACTGTTCTGGATCCTTTGGATCCTATGGAAGAATCTTGGATAAAAAATTTAAAATTTCCTCCACAAAGTGTTGGTTTATATGACGCCAAAAATGAAGAACCAAAAAATGCAGGAATGCAGGTATTAAATCAGCCTCAATTAAAAAATCTTAGACAACAGATATTGAAAGTGATGAATCATTTTGTAAGCGATGTATTAGATATTGAACAAGATTTTGAATTAACAACAAGTTGGGTAAACAAAAATGGAAAGGGTGATCATATTGTTCAACATTCACATCCAAATGCAATGATCAGTGGAGTATATTATGTTGAAAGTGATGACACATCAGCCCCTATAATATTTAACAAGCCTTATTTTTACACAAATCTTTTTCACGAAACAATTAAACCAACTTTTAGAAATAAAAATCAAAATCAATACAATGTAGATTATTACGGCATGAAGCCTAAAAAAAATGATCTGTATATGTTTCCATCTTGGTTAGAACACACAGTGCCTCCGCAAGATGCAGACAAAGATAGATTAAGTTTAGCATTTAATTTTTTTGTTAAAGGTAAGGTAGGAGTAGGCACAACACAATTACAATTATGATTATAGGAATATGCGGACTGATAGGTTCGGGCAAAGACACCATCGCTGACTTTTTAGTAAAAGAAAACAACTTTGAAAAATTGTCATTTGCTGACAAATTGAAAGACAGTGTGGCTGAAATGTTTGATTGGGACAGACAACTGTTGGACGGAAAAACAGATGAAAGCAGAGCCTGGAGAGAACAAGCAGACAAATTCTGGAGCAAAGAAATGGGCAAAGATATCACACCCAGACATGTGCTTCAAGTGTTTGGCACAGAATGTATGCGTGATGGATTTTATGATGGCGTATGGGTGAGCCTGGCAAAAAAGAAAATTTTAGACAATCCAGGCACCAACTGGGTAATACCAGATGTGCGGTTTGACAATGAAGCCAACATGATTAAAGAAATTGATGGAGAAGTGTGGTGGGTAAAAAGAGGTCAAATTCCTGTATGGTTCAGAATGTATCAAGATATTGGAAAAACTCCTAAAGATGTACATCCATATGAATGGGCATTGGCAAACACAGATTTTGATGCATAATTATCCAACAACAGCACCATTGCTGAACTTAAAAATCAGGTACAAGATCGCCTTGTTGCCAACGGATCCCTTCAAGGTGCAAAGATCTTTGGCAGTTAGCACACACTGTTTTTAGATTGTTAAATTTGCAATTATTAAGATTGCTGTCCACATGAAACACATTGAAATGCTGTTTATACTTGCTTGAATGTCCACATTTGTCACATTTTGTTTTAACTCTATATCCGGCAACATACCACTTGGGATGATATCCACTAGGACCTCCATACTTCAAACACATTTCACACTGCTTTCTATAATAGGTCTTGTTGCCTTTTTTATAGTTCACAGCGGAAGGTCTTTGACTACATTTAGTACATAACGGTCTCATACAACTGTATTTACCTGCCCTTTTCAACCCCTTTTTTATAAACCTTAATACGGCTTGATTTGACATATTGTCATAAATACTAGCAATAATAAAGTTTTACACTTTAATAGGAGATAAAAAAAATGGCATTAGTTTCACCAGGAGTACAGGTTAGTGTAATAGACGAAAGTTTCTACACACCAGCAGAACCGGGCACAGTCCCAATGATATTTGTTGCTTCGGCACAAGACAAAACAAACAGTTCAGGAACAGGAACAGCATTAGGTACAACAGCCGATAACGCAGGCAAAGTATTCTTAATGACTTCACAAAGAGAATTAGCAGAAACATTTGGTGATCCAGTTTTTAAAACTGATGCTAACAATAATCCTATCAATGGTGGTGAAACAAATGAATACGGATTACAAGCGGCATACAGTTATTTAGGTGTTGCCAACAGAGCATACGTTGTAAGAGCAGATGTTGACCTAGGTCAATTAGAAGCAACAGCAACAGCACCAGCGGCAAATCCAGAATCAGGAACTTACTGGTTTGACACAGCAGTTTCAAAATTTGGAATATTTGAATGGAATGGTGCAAGTGCATCAACAACTGGTGGACAAACATTCACAAACAAAATTCCTAGCGTTATAACAGATACTACACTTTTAAGTGCTGGTGTTCCAAAGACTTCTTTCGGACAAGCAGGCGATTACGCAATCGTGGCAACAACAGATGCCAACGAAATGTACTACAAAAAATATGATGGTACTTGGGTAGGTGTAGGCACACAGGATTGGACAGGTTCAAATCCAACTGTGGTAGGTTCTACAACAGGCACAATCGCAAGTGGTACAACATTTACAATCACTATTAATGGTGGCGACACTACAATCACAACATCAGGTACAACAGTTACTGACGTGGCGTCAGATATTACAGGAGCAGGTGTTTCAGGTTTATCAGCAAGAGTAATAGGCAACAGATTAGCAATCTATTACAATGGTGCTAATGATGATGATATTCAAATTGCAAGTGGTACATTAAACACAGAAACAGTATTAGGTATTGCACCAGCAACATATTACGTTCCAAAATTAACAACTGCCCCACACACTTCTGTACCAGCATACAAAACTGCTGACACAGAATCAAGACCAACAGGTTCTTTATGGGTGAAAACAACAACACCTAACGCAGGTGCAAAATGGTCAGTTAAAAAATTCAATGGTACAACTAAACTTTGGGAAGATGTAACAGCACCAATTTACGAAAATGCCGAAACTGCTCTATACAATTTAGACAGAACAGGTGGTGGAGTAAATCTTGCTGTAGGCACTTTGTATGTTGACCATGACAACGGAACAAATGCTCTAGAGCAAACAATTCATAGAAGAGAATCTACAGGTTCAACAAAAGTTACAGGTACAGCAATCACAACAGGTATCACAGCAGGTAGTAAATCATTCACTATTGCAGAATCAATTGTTGGTCAATTAGCATTAAACTCAGCAATAACGGTAAGTGTTACTCCAACAGGTGCGGCAACTGATGCAGATTTAATAGCAGGTGCTATTAACGGTTCAGGTTTTACCAACATTGTTGCAAGTGTTGATTCACAGAACAGAGTTTCAATCGAACACAACGACGGTGGAGAATTTGACATTGTTGACACAGATGGTACTTTGGGTGAAGCAGGTTTCACTGGTTACAACTACACAACCAAGGCAGGTACAGCAAACTTGTACACAACAACTGCTGGATTCAGAGCAAGTAACTGGAAAATTTTAACTTACACAGCAAGTGCAACAGCAGTAACAACAACTGCGGTAGATGGACAATTATGGTACTCATCAATAGTTGATGAAGTGGATATTTTATACCACAACGGTACAAACTGGAAAGGTTATTCAGCAGTATCTGGTACAGACTCAGAAGGTCCTCAAGTTTCAGCAACTGCTCCAACTACACAATCCACAGCGTCAGGCGGTGGTGCATTGGTTGAAGGCGACATATGGATTTCAACAGCAGACTTAGAAAATTATCCAATTGTTTACAAATGGAATGCAACTTCATTAAAATGGATTCAAGTTGATTCAGGTGACCAAACAACGGAAAATGGAATCGTATTTGCAGATGCAAGATACGGAACAACAGGTGGAACAGCATCTGTGGCTCCTAAAGGAACAATAAAAGAATTACTAGCAAGTGACTTCTTAGACACTGATGCTCCAGATCCAGCACTATATCCAAAAGGTATGTTGTTGTGGAACACAAGACGTTCTGGATTCAATGTTAAGAAATTTGTAAGAAATTATGTTGATGTTACAGCAGATAACCAAAGAGGTTCAGATGCAGATTCATCAATGGCGGCTTACTATCCACACAGATGGGTAACAGAATCAGCGAACCAGGCAGACGGTTCAGGATCATTTGGTAGAAAAGCACAAAGAAAAGTTATTGTGCAAAAACTACAAGCAATGGTTAATGGCAATCAAGAAATCAGAGATGATGAATCTAGATTGTTTAACATCATGGCAACACCAGGATATCCAGAATTAATCGGCGAAATGATTTCATTAAACAATGACAGAGGATTGTCAGCGTTTATAATTGGTGACTCACCAATGAGATTAACACCAGATGCAACAAGTTTACAAAACTGGGCAACAAACGTTAACCTAGCAGTTGAAGACAACGACAATGGACTTGTAAGCACAGACGAATATCTTGGAGTGTTTTATCCATCAGGATTCACAAGTGATAACTTCGGTAACAATGTAGTTGTTCCAGCAAGTCACATGATGTTAAGAACAATTGCATTAAGCGATCAAGTTTCTTTCCCATGGTTTGCTCCAGCAGGTACAAGAAGAGGTGGAATTACAAATGCTACTTCAACAGGTTACATCAGCAATGAAGGCGAATTTGTTTCAACTTCATTAAATGAAGGTCAAAGAGACACATTGTATTCAAACAATGTTAACCCAATTACTTTCATAACAGGTGCTGGCTTAGTCAACTACGGACAAAAAACAAGATTTGCTGGTAGTTCTGCACTAGACAGAATCAATGTTGCTAGATTAGTAATCTACCTAAGAAGCCAATTAAACAAATTAGCGAGACCTTATGTATTTGAGCCAAATGATAAAATCACAAGAGATGAAATCAAAGCTCAAGCAGAAAGTTTATTACTAGAACTAGTTGGTAACAGAGCGATTTTTGATTTCTTAGTAGTGTGTGATGAATCAAACAACACATCAACAAGAATAGACAGAAACGAGTTGTACTTAGATATTGCGATTGAACCAGTCAAAGCAGTAGAGTTCATCTACGTACCATTAAGATTGAAAAATACTGGCGAAATAGCAGGTTTATAATAGATAAATATTATAGGAGAAACAAATGAGTATATCTACACTATCAAAAATTACAGTACCTTTAGACAGTAACCAATCTGCTTCTAACCAAGGTCTGTTAATGCCAAAGTTACAGTATCGTTTTAGAGTATCACTAGAAAACTTTGGTGTATCTACACCAACTACTGAACTTACAAAGCAAGTTGTAGATATTACAAGACCTAATTTAAGTTTTGAAACAACAACCATTGACGTTTATAACTCTAAAGTATATCTAGCAGGTAAACACACATGGGAAACTGTTACACTAACATTAAGAGAAGATGTCAGCAACAACGTACAAAAACTTGTTGGTGAACAATTACAGAAACAATTTGACTTCTTTGAAATGAGTGCGGCGGCTTCAGGTTCAGACTACAAATTCGTAACAAGAATAGAAATTACAGACGGTGCAAATGGTGCCAACACAGTAAATGTTTTAGAAACATTTGAACTGTATGGTTGCTACATTGAATCAGCAAACTACAATCAATTAGCATATCAAACATCAGAGCCTGTTACTGTAACGTTAGCATTAAGATACGACAATGCTATCCAGACTCCACAAGGAACAGGAGTAGGTACTGCTGTAGGCAGAACCACAAACACGCTAATTACGGGCGGCGGTGCGTAATTTTCGTAAGCATTTATAAATTGAAAAGGGGGCTTAGGCCCCTTTTTTGTTTTTAAAACATCACATTTTTCCCTTACATAAATACTGTATATGGCAAATTTACTAAAAGGTTTTTTAGACAATGTTCTTAAAGGGACACTTAATCCCAAAGGAAATCTAGCAGATTTCAGCCATGCTTCTAGACTGTATGTAGATGACAGTTTTAGATTAGCACCCAAACAAAAGTTTTTATATCATGTGGTTTTCAATATTAATCCACAAGCGGCTATTACTGATCCGCCATTAAGCAATCATCAACGAGAACTTAACATGTTGGTTAAAGCCGTGGACTTGCCACAATACACTGTGGACATGATCACAGCACAACAGTACAACGTAAAAAGAAAAGTACAAACTAAAATTTCGTATGATCCAATCAACATAACTTTTCATGACGACAACTATGGTGTAACCACAGCACTATGGGAAACTTATTATAGATATTATTTCAATGATGGAAATTATGCCAGTAAAGATACACAAGGAAATCAGTCCACAAGTACTGAAAGACCTTACAGCAAATCAGGTGGATTGACAAATAATAAAAACACTAAAAATAGATTTGGATTAGACAACAATGCAAATATTCCTTTTTTCACAAGTATTCAAATTTATCAGATGGCAAGAAAAACTTACACTTGTTACACATTGGTTAATCCTATAATCCAAAGATGGCAACATGATTCAATGAATAATCAAGAATCAGCACCTGTACAAAATCAGATGTCAGTGGAATATGAAGCAGTGTTTTATTCTAGAGGCAGAGTACAAGCCAACGGTGCTCCTGCTGGATTTGGCAAAGAACATTACGACAAAACACCATCACCTAATTCATTATCGGGTGGAGGATCTACAAGTTTACTTGGCACTGGCGGAGTGTTATCAGGATTGTTTGGTGCTAATGATGGACCATACACATACATCGGCAGTCAACTGGGTGCAAGTAGACAAGGTATCACATTGGGTTCTATAATAAGAACAGCCAACAGATTAAAAAATGCAAAAAATTTATCTAAAGAAGGATTAAAACAAGAAGGGTTTAACATATTAACAGGAGCAATTGGAAGAATAGGCAACACAGCAGATCAGTCTTATGGTGTGCCAAACACTTTCATCGGAAGAAGTGCATCTAACATAGGCTCTGGTGCAAAACAAATTGTTAAAGCACTTATAAAAAAGTAAAGGAAATAAAATGTCAAACATACCTAAACAAAACAACGACAGTAGTGGACCAGTAAAAGAATTTTTTAATAATTATTTCAATGATACTATATCGTTTCCCAGCAATGATGTTGATGCTGTTGTAGGATATTTTGAATCTAGAGGATTTGAAAGAACTGCAAGTATATCAACAGCAACAGTGATACTACAACAAGCAAAGATAGACGGTGTAAAAGTTTTTGAATTGTTGGATACATTAAAAGGTATGGACACAGTGCAGTTGAGTTATATTGTTACAGAGATTTTAAATCACAACAGATCAAACACATCATCACTTGGTTATAAAGTTAAAACTGAAAAAAATCTTTCAGAAAAACGTAACATAGTAGTATAGTCCAATGGCGAAGTTCGCTCAAGGTAAGTATCAAATAAAAAATCCAGACAAGTACGTGGGTGGTCGAACTCCTTTGTATAGAAGCAGTTGGGAATTTGCTTTTATGAAGTTTTGTGATGAAAGTCCCAGCATACAAAAATGGGCAAACGAATCTATAAGAATTCCTTACAAACATCCTATGACAGGAAAATACACCATATACGTTCCGGATTTTTTCATCGCATACACAGATAAAAATGGAAGACCGCATGCTGAAATTATAGAAATAAAACCAGAAAATCAAACATTGATAGAAAAAGTAGGAAAGAATAGATACAATCAAGCACAACTGATCATCAATAAAGCCAAATGGAGCAGTGCTCAGGCGTGGTGCAAGAACAAAGGATTTCGTTTCAGAGTGATAAATGAAAAAGACATTTTTCATGGTGCCAAAAAAGGTTAACACTAAATAAAAATATAACTTATGACCAAAAAATTAGAAGAACTGCTTAATCTTCCAGAATCTCAAGAGATTGTGAAAGAAGAACAAGAAAAATCACAAGCAGAAGATAAAAAAACAGAAAACAAAAGCAAAAGCATAGAACAGCAACAATCCACAATGCGAGACATTGCAGAGTTTGATAAAATTGCGGCGGCACTACCAAAAGTTGACGGTTTAGGAGAACTAGGAGATTCAGAATTGGATGATGTTAGTACACGTGCCATTACTGCTTACGAAGATTTAATGGATTTGGGTATGAATGTGGAAAGTAGATACTCGGCTCGTATATTTGAAGTGGCAGGAAATATGTTAAAAACTACATTGGATGCCAAAGTGGCAAAGATGGATAAAAAGTTAAAGATGGTTGATTTACAACTTAAAAAACAAAAACAAGACCAAAAAACAGGCGATTCCGACACAAACGTGGTGCAAGGAGAAGGATATGTGATATCAGACCGTAACAGTTTATTGGAAAAACTTAAAAAGATGGATAAATACAACAAAGAAGATAGAGATGACAAAAATGACAAGTAAATTACAACAGTACCTAGCAGAAAGCACAAAAACATACCCTTTTAAAATAGGTGTAGCAGGCGATTTGCCAGAAGGTTTCGCTGACACTTTAGAATCAGCTCTAGAAAAATTTGTAGTTGTTAAAATGAGCAACGGTAAAAAGACTCCAATAACAAAAAGACCATTGGATTTTCCTGCTCTTGAAAATGAAAGAACAACATACTTTGAAACAGAATTACAATATCCAACAACAGCAACAGTGTTACAACAGTACATAAAAAACTATTGCAATGTGCCAGAAAGTCATGTTATAGTGAGAACTCCAGGTGAAGCTCAAGAAGAATATCAAGAAGAAAAATCAGATGCACCGTATGAAGCAAAACTTAACACGCCTTATGAAGACAGCAAAGACGAACAAAAAACAGTAGGCACTTCAAGAGTTATGGAATTATTAAAAGAATTAGAAAAAGCTCGTAAAGAAAGATCGGCTCCAGATGCCGCAAGCGAAATTAAACCAGGTGGCGGATCCACAGAAAACGCAGAAGATTCAAAAGGTACAACTTCACCTATTTCAGGTAAGTCGAAAGGTAAATAGTAATATGGACATTAGAGATTTTTTAACAAAAATAGATGCTATTCAAAGCAAAGAGCAAATGAAAGAAGATGTGAAAAAAATACATCTTAAAGAAGCATCACAGGTTATGCTGTACGGAGATACTCCAGAAGATATGGCGGCAATTGCACAAATTTTCAAAAGTGCAGGCGTACCAGAACCAAAAGAAAAAGAAATGACAATTCCATTACCAACACCTAAGCCAGAAGCAGAAGCAGAAGTAAAAGCAGTTGAAGAAGTTCCTGGAAAAGCATCAACAACACCTGATCCAGAGTATAAAGATACTCAATACATGACAAAAGATTTATCAGGCGGTATAAACAAGATCAAAAAAACATACCCTAAAGTTGCAGGCGGCGATAATCCAATGGC